TCTAGTAGACTTTTATCTACGTGTTTTTCTAAAAATTCAAATTGTAATTCTGTTCCACCTTTAGGTGTTTGAATTGTCATTGTTGTTATTAAATACTTTCTGTAAAACGTTTAATCCTTTCGGTGATACTTCGACTTTAATATCTTGTGCAATGTGTTCTGCTGTTGTTGCAGTATTTGGATCTGCAATGTCTGCATCTTTTTCTGCTTCATCAACATAAACATAATTTGTTTGTGTGTTTCTTATTGTAACTGTTGTAGTACAATCTATCTTTAGTAAATCTTCGTTTGCCATATTTATCCGTTCTCCTGTGATCTATCTATTAAAGCATAATTTATTAGACCTTGTATTTTACTACTTCCTGTAGCTGCTGTTACTGTTATAGCATCTCCTGCTTCTAAATTCAAGCCTTGAGGTGAAGCATTTACTTGTTCTTTAGCAGCTAAGTCATCTCTAAAAAACTCATATTCTGTGTTTGAATCAGATGAGTCAACAAAATTCATATTTACTAAAATAGATGATGACGCATCGTTGTTTGCACAATATATACTTTTAACTATAACTGTTGCATCACTAGGACATGTAAACACTGTGGTTTTACTTGTGTCAGTTTGTTTGAAACCCTGGTTCTTGTATCTTATTGTCATGATAGAAAATAATTAAAAGCTTCCTGTTCATTTTTTAAATCTTGTTGAAAAGAAAAATTTAATTCATTTTTAATTGTATCAACTGCACGAAGAATCTGTCTTTGGTTTTCAACATCGTATTCTTCTTTTGGTTCTGGTATGTATGAAGTTATTCTAGCCATTATCTAGGTGACCCGTATTTTCCTCCAGGTACACTTTTTACATCTTTTACTTTACCACCAGAGAAAGTGTCTTTTAGAGGTGCAAACGCATTACTTGGTTTATCTTCAGCTGCTCCTCCAGTTTTAATTGTTTTATCTATTCCAGCTGATCCAATATCTCCTAGTCCTTTAGATTGAGGTGATTTTGATTTTATAAATTGTTTAAATGCATTTAATTCATCTAATTTTAATTGTTCAAGTAATGCAAGTCTTTCATCTAGTTCTGTTTCATCCAGACTTCTACCTTTACTTAAATATTTATCTTGTAATGTTTTTTTAATTCTATCTATTCTTTTTTGATATGCACCTTGCAATCCAATTTTCATAGGATCACCATATTTACCTTTTGTTATTCTATTTATTAAACCACCTGATACAGGATTATATCCTTTCATAATTCCTGAAGCAACTTGTCCTATGTCTGTTAAACCAAATCGATTACGATAAAAGTTATTCATAAATTTAGCTGCTGGATCTGCTTTAGGTATGAATGATCTTATCACTGATCCTACCATAGAGTTTTCACCAAGTGGAAAATAAGAAGCTAATTTTGCAATACCTGTCGGTTCTTGAGGTTTTGAGAAATCTACTTTGTCAGTGAATCCTTGAATGTTGTCTACACTTGTCCCAAAAGGAATGTTAGAAGCTACAGTTGAATCCATTATACCTTTATTAGTATTTGACGGAAAGAAAAAAGATGCTTGATCATCAGTAGCAAATCTTAAAGGTGCGTCGCTAACATTAGGATATGAAATAGGAACTGTTTTAACTTTATCATCTTCTATAATCATTTTAGTTTTTCTTTGATTGTCTGCAATTATTTGATTTATTAAATCTTGATTTAATAAATCTTTATTTTGTAAACCAGGAACATTATATTGATTAAGTATATCTGCAGTATTTATAAGAGGAATATTATTCATCATTTCACTACCTGTATTTGTTCCTATGATTCCTGATTGGTTTTCAAAAGGTCTTAATAATTGTTGCAGTCTTAATTCATCAAAAGTTGCCATTATCTTCTACCGTCTGGTTTTATATCTACTCTTAGTGTTCCATAACGCCAAGTTTCACCTACAGCGTCATTTTCAATTTTGATTGCAAGAAGTCTTCCTCTTGCTCGAGTGTCTACTTTATCAGTAGTTGATGTAATTGTAAAGGGTCCTAATGGTGAGCTTGATGCTGTATCACTTGGATAGTTGTTTAATAATAATGTTACTTTTGAATTACCTGTTAATACTTTAAAATCAGGTATAAACCGTTTCATAGACATAATAAATTCACCATCGCCTCTTAAATCAGCCGTGCCTGTTGTTTGACCTGTAAGACCTCGTCTTGCAGATATATCAAAATCACCAGATTTTATAAATGCATCAATAGATGTGGTGCCTGATGAATTTACTTGATCAGTTCCGGTTTCATGAGCATAGTAAGTTGATGCACCATTTGCATTAGTGACTCCTTGAATTGAAATATTTGGTGTTGCAGTTTTACTGTATTCAGTTGCATAAGGCACATCAAATACACCTGTATCTATATAACTTGTTCTCGCTAATGATCCTGTAGTCCAAAGATTTTCTGAATAATTATATGTAACAACTCTATCTATTTGTTCTGATCCTGACTTTGGATAGAACCAATTTACTTCACTATAAAGTGTATTATGTTCTGCATAAACTACATCACTTGAATTAAAATTTATTCCTAAATTATCTCCATCAGTAGTAAATACAAAATCCTCAACTAAACAAGGTATAGATTTAACTGTACCATCAAATAAAAAGAATCCACCTTCACCTGACATCCAGAATACTATACCATCAGAATAACTTAATGCATGTTGACCAATTAATCCACAGTTTGTGCCAACTTGTTTAACACTAAATGTAAATGGAGGACCAACAAATTGAATTACATATGCAGAACTATCAGTTAAAACTAAGGTATAATCTTTACCAGATACAGCGCCTACAATTTTATTTCCTTTATCTAATCTAAAACTACCAGCTGTATTAACTGCTGTTGGCGTATATGTATTTAGATCTTCTTGATTAGAAAATCTTATAAACATTGGATCAACAGTTGATGTATCTCCTATTGTTGTCTCAGTTCCAAAATGAAACAGGTGTCTATCTCTATCTGAAACCTGTGTTAATCTAGATGACGTTGGATTGTTTGATGTAGAAAAATTTGTAGTTGTGGTTGACGCTCTAATCGTTCGTGCGTTTGATGCACCTGCATTCCATGTAAATGTTTTACCGCCTGTAATAGTTGCGACTAATACTTCTCCAAAATTATCAAGACTCCAGTTTCCTGGTTCCAGAATTACATTACTAGTTGTTCTTTCTGTTCCCCACGTTGATGCGCTCCAAGTATCTGTGCCCCAACCATAACCTGCAGTTTGAATTGTAGGACCTACTTCTACATATGGATTAACGGTTGCAGAACCTGCAGCTGTCATTCCTGTTCCAGATTCATTTGATGCCATCGTAATTGTAAAACTATTTGTGCTCGCAGTAACTACTTCATAAGGAGTGTCTGTAAAATCAGTCGTTGCATATCCTGTAGCGCCTCCTCCAGGTAATGTTACAGAAGTAAATGTAAAATATCGTCCTGCAGTTAAACCATGAGAAGTTTTATTAACTGTGACAGTTGCTGATCCAGTTGTAGATGTAAATGTAAATCCAGTAATAGCCGTATCTAATGGAGAGATATCATAAAAATCTTGACCATAATATAAAAACAAACCTTGTGATGTGCCTATGGCTGCATATTTTTCACCTGCAATACTTATCCAACTATGCTGTGCACGTGCTGCTCCAGGTAAAGTTAAACTATCTGTAGTTAATTGATTCCAACCACCTATTTTTTCAGGTAATCCATACCTAAATCTAACGAAATCACCATCAACCCATTGAGATTCAGCTCCTGAATCTGTGACCATTTTGTTAAAACCAGGCTTGAAATTTAATTTTTGTAGCATATAGTATGTTTATATAACAGTTCTATTTATAATGAAAGATGAAAAATAAATCAGTAAAAGAGAAAGATTTTATAGCAATATACGATAATTACATTCTTCCTGAAGAGTGTGATAAAGCAATCAAATTATTTGAAGAAAGAGATAAATTTAAAAAAACCTTTACAAGATTAGACTTTGAAAATACCACATCAACCATAAAAAAAGACAAATATTTTTTTGCAAGTTCTAGTAATCTAGATGTCTGGGTTGATGATTTAAAATCAATGATGTTAAATTTTGATATGGCATGGAAAAATTATTATGTTAATCATGGATTAGAAAAGGTATACTCACCTTTAGAATATACAACACTAAAAATTCAAAAAACTTTACCTAAAGAAGGATATCACATTTGGCATGTAGAAAAGAGTAATTCATTTCATGATTGTAAAAGAGTTTTTGTTTTTTCTATATATTTAAATGATGTTAAAGAAGGAGGTGAAACAGAATTTTTAAATCACTCAATTAGAGTTAAACCTAAAAAAGGAAGAATAGTTATTTGGCCTGCTGGTTTTCCATATCTTCATAGAGGCAATCCACCTTTGTCTGGTGAAAAATACATATTAACCTCTTGGATATTGTTACAATAAAATGGACCACACAGAATCAATTGTTCACATAAAAGGAGTTGTTAATGATGGTTTAATAAAAAAAATAATACCTTTTATTAAACAAAAAGCTAAAAATAATTTAGAAGTATATGATGGTAAACGAACAGATATTAGAAATGTTAAAGGATATCATTTAGATTTTACAACACCTACTAAACTGTTTTATTGGAATCTTATAAAAATTGAAATTCAAAGGTTACATATATACTATTCTTTAAAATTTCCTAAAATGAATCTTGGTAAAATAAATCAAATAGATTTATTAAAATATGAAGTTGGAGGAAAATATGAAATACATACAGATGCTTATACCAATATGAATAGATTTTTAAGTGTTATTATAAATTTAAATGATGAATATGAAGGTGGCGATTTAGTTTTTACTGATCAAAAAGAAAAAGAAATTAAAAGATTAAAACTTGAAAAAGGTTCTATAGTATTTTTTCCAAGTAATTTTATGTACCCACATGGAATACAACCGATTACAAAAGGAACAAGATATAGCATAGTTGCATGGCTGCAGTAGATTATAAAATTATAAAAAACTTTTTTACAAAAGAAGAATTAGAAATTCTTGATAAATACTGTTATAATAAATTAGATACCAATAAAGATTATAAAATAGATCACGATTCGTTTTCTCCCGCATGGTATGATGATCCTTTAATGAATGGTATTTTAGATATTAAATTACCTTTAGTTGAAAAAGAATCTAATTTAAAATTATTTCCAACCTACGCATACTGGAGATATTATGTTTTTGGAGGAATCTTGTCCAAACATACTGATAGACCAGCATGTGAAATATCTGTGTCGGCATGTATTAAAAAACACGATAATTGGCCACTTGTAATTGAAGGAGAATCTTTTGAATTAGAAGAAGGAGATGCTTTATTATATGCAGGATGTGATCAAAAACATTGGCGCCCTGGTGTTTATAAAGGAGAAGGACTGGCTCAAGTATTTTTTCATTATGTAAATAAAAATGGATCTTTTACTCATCACGCTTATGATAAATATAGAAAAGCAACTGGTAGAAAAGCAACTGATACTGAGGAAGATCTTCTTATTAAGAAGTATAAGAAGTAGGTCTAGCACCTAATCTAGTAATTTTCTCAGATTCAGTTTCACCGTCAACATTATTATTGTCCCAATCAGATTGTAGTCTAACTAAATGAGCTGCATCCCATTTGTTAATAAATTGACTTGAAAAATCTCCTAAGTTAGCATTAGTCCAACTAGAGTGAGGAGTATCATCTCTGTATTCTACTTCATCATTACTATTTGAAGTTCCAAACTGGATTGCCCAAACATTTGACCATTTAGAATCGTTCCAAAAAGAATCATTATCGATTACGTATCCACCCGCACCATCACCACTTTGTTTGATAATTAGTTTATCTTCGAATACTACTGTCCATGTTGCGTTTGTTGCCATAATTTCTCCTACGTTTTAATAATATAAATTAAAGATATATAAGGTTGAACAACAGAAGTTGCATTTCCACTAAAGTTACTACTAGCATTACCACTACCAGAAAAGTTTGCACTCATATTGTGAGAGTGACCACCCCCTGAACCTGTATTAGCTATACTTACAGGAAATTGACCCGCTTGGTCACCAGTAACGTTGTTTCGTACTCCACCAGCTACGTCTTCTCCAACAGGACCAAATCTTGGTGTAGTCGCGCTGTGACTGTGTGATGCAAGTTGTGGTGTTGATAAAGTTGCGTTCGCTGTATTTCCTCCAACGTTACCTGTAACGTTAATATTTGTAGTTACACTTCCACCTGATGATACAGTGTTTGCTCCGCCAGTTGAAGCCAAAGCTTTACTTGGTGATTTACCAACAACTACTTCATCTTGTAAATCTGGTAATCCAAAAGTACTTGATCCATCACCTGATCCGTAGGTTGTACCAATAACTGCAAATAAATCTGCATAAGTTGTTCTTGAAACATTTGCTCCATTACATTCTAAAAAACCTGTTGGTAAAGATGAGTCTGTCCAAGGAACAATAGTTCCTGTAGGAATTCCTTCGACACCTATAAAGGCACCATTGTTAATTACTGTAGTTCCACCTGATACAATAGCCATTATTTATCTCCTTCTATCTTAGATAAATTAATTTTAAATTTTTCTCCAGATATATTATTAATCATAAATATATCATTTTCACCTTCCTGTAAAGTCCAATTTCCTTTAGTTCCATCAACTATATTGCCTTTTTCTTTATGTCCATTTGATAAATGCAAGTCTCCTGTATATATATTTCTCCATACATTTCCTGATGCTCCTAGGTCATAAGTGTCTGTAGTACCAGGAACAAGATGTCCTGTAGCTGTAACAGCTCCAACTGAACTCAATCCTTCTACAACATTTGTTCCATCAGAATAAAGAACCTTGGTTCCTTTATCTGTTGCTGTCCAAGTTACACCTGTTCCAGAGGTAGTTTTAAATGTCACTGTGTGAGCACCTGTAGTAGCATTTTGTACGATATAAGTTTTTTCTATTCCGTCTGGAATTACTACATTTTTATTTCCAGAAATAGTTCCAGTTAATTTTATTACTTGATTTTTACCATTCGACAAAGCACCATTTGTAAAAGTTAAAGTTGCTGCTGCAGTAATTCCAACTGAATCATATCCACCAATTGCTTGTTCAAGAATTAGTAAATTAGTATTGGTAATCTGTCCCCAAGTTCCTGAGTTTTCTCCAGTAGCTTGTACAGTTAATTTTAAACTTGTTGATGTAGTATTTGGCATATTTAAATTTTATTAAGTTTTCTCATATTATTAAATTTATGCAGCAGTGTCAACTTCTGTCCATGTAGGAGCAGATCCTGTATTTACTTCACTCCACATAACATTTTTAACACTTCCTTGAGTCATTGTCATACTAATTCCAGTAACTTCAGCACTTGCATCATCTGGTATTACTGCACCTTCATTCATGGTCATTTCTTGACCAGTTGGAGATGCGATAGTATTTGCATCTAATGCAGCTGTGCCAAGGGCTGCTGAGAAACCAATACCTGTTACTTCAGCACTAGCGTCATCTGCCTCTGCTTGACCTTCCTGCATAGCCATTCCTATACCAGAAGGACTTGCAATAGTATTTGCATCTAATACAGCAGTTCCAAGATTAGATGTTAAAGCTTGACCTGTTACTATGGCGAGAGCATCATCTGCTTCTGCTTGACCTTCCTGCATGGTCATTGCTTGACCAGTTAATGTGCCAGTATTAGCATCCGCTGTAACTGCAACACTACCTAATGACATAGGTAAATTCGTTCCTACTAAAATTCCTCCAACAGTTGCTTCTACTTCAACTGGAATATTAAATGTAGCTGGACTTAAAGCAGCGAAAGGTGCTTCACCAAAAGCTGTTAATGTGTCGTGAGTAGGATTACTCTCTTGTAAAGTTAATTCAAAACCGGTTACATTAATTTCTTGATTTGTTGATTGTGTAAGTGTTCCTTCTGCTGCAGTTAAAGCTTGACCTGTTACATCGACATTTACTAAAGAAGATCCGTTTGCTGTTCCTAAAGCACCTGTTAATGCTTGACCTGTAACAGGTACATTTGCATCACCTGTGATAGCAGGAGCATTCTCCTGCATAGTCATTTCTATACCTAATGGATATACAATTACATTTGAATCCTCTGCACTGAAAGGTGCTTCTGAATATGCGATTATTCCAAAAGCCATGGACTAGGCTCCTGTTTTTTGTTCTTCTTTTTCTTCTTTAGGTAATTCTGGTTTTAATAAATCAGAATAGTGTTTTTGTAAAACTTCCAAATCAGCAAATTCTAAACTTAGTTTATTTTTTTTAGAAACAATATCTTGAAGCTTTGATAAATACGCTTTACCTTGATCAGATAATTTTTCACTATCGTAGTGTTTTGCATCAAAATTAAAAATCATTAAATTTCCTCTAGTTTAAATTTATATTTCTTACCTGATTTGTTATTTAAAATATATAAATGTTCGGCACCCTCTTGGATTGTCCAATTACCTTTAGTGCCATCAACAGCGTTACCTTCATCTTTAGCTTCGTTAGATAAATGTAAGTCTCCTGTGTATATGTTTCTCCAAACATTTCCTGATGCACCTAAGTCGTGACTATCATTAGCTCCTGGAACAATATCTCCAGTCACAGTTAATGTAGATCCATCAAAAGTCATATTAGCTTCTGCGTTTTGACCATCAGTACCTGTAGCAGTTACAACTCTATTGTTAGAGCCATTAGTCATGAAATCAGAAACATCTACAGAAATTGCATCTGCTGCAACATCTATACCAGTTCCTGCACCAACATTTAATGTAACATCACCAGAAGAGCCTCCTCCTGTTAAACCATTACCTGCTGTGACACCAGTTATATCTGCTGAAATAGTTGCAAAACTAACGGCACCTGATCCGTTTGTTTGTAAAACTTGGTTTGCTGAACCATCTGATGTTGGAAGTGTAAAAGCTGAAAGAACAAAATTAGATCCATCACCTTGAATAATTTTACCTGATGTTGTTGCTAAACCTGCTACATCTTGTAATTGTGCGTCTAGTCTTGCGTTGGCTAAAGTGCCAGAACTAATATTACTTGCGTTAGTTGTATCAGTCGTTGCAGAAGCAACTAGACTTAGGTCTGATCTAACTTCAGACGCACTTCTACCTTCTAAACCATTTGCTGTAAAACGAGCAAAATCATCGTCAGCTACAGAGGCACTGTCTATTTTTACTGCATTAGTATTTGCTATTCCAAAAGTTAATGAAGCTTGACCACCTATATCTGATAATACTTCTGAAGCAGAACGTCCTTCGATATCTGTTCCGTTAACACGTAAAAAATCATCGTCTGCTACACCACTTGTAAATTTAGGCACGTTTGTACTTGATATACCTGTATCTAAAACAGCAGCTGTCCCTAATCCAAGTGATGTTCTAGCTGTTGATCCAGTTTCTAAAACAAAATTAGATCCATCACCAACAATAAATCCACCATCAGTTACAGCTAAACCTGCAACATCTTGAAGTTGTGCATCTAGTCTTGCATTTGGAACTGTACCTGAAGTAAGTTGAGTTGCATTGAGTGCTGTAAGATTACTTGCATTGTTTGCAACAATGTTTCCACTTGCATCAAGTATTACTGATTTAGAAGCAGGAAGAGTACAGAAAACATTTTTTGTTCCTGCAGAAAAATCTACTGCACTGTCCGAGTTTGATGAAGTGATAACAGTAGTTCTAGCTAGTGTTCCAGCTGCTACTGTTCCTAATCCAACTTCAAACTCAGAGTTTGCTGAGTGCACAATTGCATAATACGTTGTGTTTGTATTTCCAACTGCACTAGAAAAAGTTAAAAATCCTGTTACTGCTCCTGCAAGAGTAAATGTCCCCGTACCAGTAGTGGTAGAGGTTTCTTTAACTCTATCATGTACGACTAATGCCATCTAAAACTCCTATTACCCAGAGATTCTTAATATAGCTGCTGAAGTCGTTGCTGCTGGAAACTGAATCGTAAATGTTCCTGATGTAGCTGTTTTATCTGCTCCAAAATCTAAAACTGCAACTGCTGCATTAGTAACTGCAGAAGATGTGTTATAGATTAATGCACCTCTAGCTGTCAGTGTTACTCCTGTAAATGATAAATCAGCAAAGTCAACGAACGCAACACCTTTACCTGTTCCAGTTCCAATGTTTGTGCTTTGACCTGTTAATTTATCTCCACCAGAAGCATACGTACCGCTATTACCAACTTCGTTTCCAGTTGTAAAAGAAGTAGTAGCTGAGTTTAGAGTTGCTGAAGAAGTATAAAGAGCTAATTTAAAAACATCACCACCAGATGATTTAAAGTTTGCATCACCTTCTAGTAATTGTTTTTTAAAAGCATTTGCAATCGCTTGTGTTATAGCCATAGTTTATCTCCTTATTTATTTTCCTCCGACTCGAGGAACACCTGATTGATATTCATCTCGTCTTCGTCTTCCCATTTGTTCTACTGAGAAGCCTTCTACTACTTGTTTATACTTTCCTTCGTATAATTGCAAGAGATCATTTGGCCCCTTTAAGAAACTATATGCTTCGACTAAGCATGCATACAAAAGTCCATTGGGAAAATATTTACTAATGTATGTTTGTGTATTTGTACTAGATAATCCAGTTGGTTTCAAGATATAATTTAACTGAATAGTGTAAGTAGCATTTGGTGTAGGCGCAATTACAATAGTATTATCGTCCCACATGCCATAGTATTTTGGAACTCCTGTAGACTCAGCTGGATTAAATTCAGACATAAAACTAGTATCTCTAAATTGTAAAAAATCTCTATTATTTGCTTGACCTACTCCGTCAGAATCTACGATTTGTGCAGACCGTATAATTAGTAAATCCCCTGGAGTATCGAGAAATCTTTGTGATGCAATTAAATTAGCTGTTGCATATCTTCTACTACTATCAGAATCTACATCTCTAAATATTCTCCATTCAGCATTTTCAATAAATCCATTAACAATAGAGTCTGTTAAAACATTTGCATCTACTTCTGTGTAGTCTCTAATTTTTTGTACTAATTCTGAATAAGTCATGGTGTTAACGTAACTGGTCCTGCAGTTACAAATGCTCCTCCAAATTTTCCTGTTACCGTAGGCGTTGATCCTAATGTAAAAGTATAATTGTTTGTATCTACTACAGTTATACTAAATCCTGCAGCATTTTCAAATACTGTATACGCTAGGCCTCCGGGACTTCCATCTACATTTCTAAATACAACAATGTCTGCAGTTGTTCTTCCATGACTTGGTTCATTTACAGATATAGTTGTGCTACCAGAAGTAATATCAAATGGATTACCTGGTAATAAACTCTGTGTTGCTGGTTCAGTTCTTGCAGGTCTGGCATTTCTTAAACCTTGTGAATCTGCAGTAGTTGGTTTTGGTTCTAATTGTGGTTGCTTTGGTTCAAATTCTGAAATATGCACTCTTGATCCATTCCATTCTATAGCCATTTCTGTATATGGAAATGCTTGTCCTGATCTATCAGAAATAAATTGTGCGTATTTTCCTTTTGATAAATTAGACATTTGGATAATAAGTTTTTGGTGTTATGAAAGAACTTGAAGGTGAACCATCTTCTTCTAGTGCTCTCTTTAATTCATCTTCATACAACAATTTCATTTGTTGTGTAAGTTGTGGATTTATTTTTTGTGATAAATAATAAGATAGACCTGCAACCATGCATGGTACAAATCTATAAGGCACATCAGCTTCATTAGTATAAGCTCCTGCATCCTGAATTCTTTTAACATAATAATAGTTAATTGTGTTTCCAGCTTCACTGCTTCCAGGAGTTAAATATAAAGTGATTGTAACTTTATCAATAAATCTTTGTACAAAATATTGTGTAGGAGTTCCTGTGTCTGTTTTGTTTGATAAACCTTGATATGCTGATCTATTAATTTTAGTTAATGGAAAATCAACTGAAGAAGAGTTTCTATATGCAGCTTCTAATATATCGTCTACACCATAAACTGCTGTTGCACTTGATGTTCCATCAGCTGTTGATCTAAACATTGTATATTCTGATTGACCATTAACTAATGTAATCGAATTATTCGCAACTTCCCAATAATGAAGACCTCTATTAGCCCATTCTTGAAACATAATGTTTAAAGAACGTCTTGCAGATTTTAAATCATTTCCTGAATAATCAAAACGACCAAGTCTCTCATACGCTTCAGTAATGATTTCATCAATACTGAATGTAGATTCAAAAGTTGTTGTTCCAGAGGTAGCCATTAATTAACCTCCTACTTGTCTATTAAAAATGTTGCACCTGCAATATTAGTAATAGTTGACACTTTCATTCCACCTGCAAACAATACTCCATCCTCTGGAATATTAAATGCAAAGACATCTCCTGTTGGACAGTCTCCTTGGAATAAAGTTGTGCTATCAGTATTGTCTTGTAAAATTATAGTTCCAGCGCCACCACCATCAGAAGCAAGAATTAATCCTCTTAGTCTTGTTCTTCCAGCGAATACTGTACCAGTGCCTGTAACTCTTACTGCTTTTACATCACCTTTTGCTGCCATAGTTTTCTCCTATTAAAATTATGTGGGCCCGAAGGCCCACACTAATTATTTATTATGCTATTGTTGCGCCGTTGTTTCCAACAACAACCCAACCTGCTGTGCCGTAAACAAGAACTACACCATCTCCAACGTCATTGAAAGTGATTGTAGAACCACCCGCAAGAGTTGTCGGAGTTAAAGTTCCGTTTCCACCGTCAACAATCATTGTAATGATTTTAACTTGACCTGCTGTACCATTTGCAAGTGTTAGAGCGTCAGCTCCAGTTGTAGTTATTTCAGTAATAAGATCTGTAAGATTAACAGCTCCTGCTCCTGATAAAGACTGAACACTTCCAGTGATGATGTTACTGTAAGAAGTTCCTACAGTAATCGCACCTGTAGTTGCGTTTTTACTAATTGATTCAAAACCGTTTTCTGATCGTACCGGTCCTGAAAAAGTTGTATTTGCCATAATTATATCCTCCTAGTTTCCGAACATAGTCTCTAGGCCGTCGACTATACGCGTCTATGTTCTAATTAATTGTATAGTGAATATTTTATATACTAGTTTTTAATAGAGTGCAAGAAGTCCCGTAGTGTGGAGTGGATTTTTTCCAACGATGTAGCTTTTTATTAAGTAGCTACAGAAACTTGTGGAGCAATGGCATCAACTCTATTTCTAAGGTGGGCCTCTTTAGCCTCTGCCTTTTTAATATGTTGAACAATCCTACGAACTTCGTCGTCGATCCTTACCATATTAAGAGTATATCTACCCTCGTTAAGATGCTCTTGCTTCCATTTCAGGTCCAGGGTTTCCTTCTGTTTGTAGAGATCCTGGATGTGCGTTTGCATCGTCATTTATAACCTCCTCATAGGTTATTCTATATCTGTCTGAAGCATATACATTTGCTCCGACATATTCCCATTTTATAACATTTTCTCCTAGTTTGTCAACTATAGCTTGTTCAAGGGAAATAGGGTCATCGTTAGATGACACTTCAAATTTTGCGTAGTGATCGTATGCGTTTATTGTAATTATAAATTTTTTCATGAGTTTTTAATTCTACTTTCTAAATGAGGCGGGATTATGTCCCGCCTCAAATAATTAATTATTATGCACCTTCAACGCCAAAGATACCTCTATAGTCAGATACACCAAATGAGTATCTTTCTCTAGCTTTGTATCTTACGTTACCAGTATCAAAGTCACCTTCCATAGCAGTTTTAATAGCTGCTCTTTCAAAGTACTTCATACCATTTGGCACGTCTGTAATAATGTAGAACGCATCTGGATCAGTTAAGAAATTGTTCACTCTGTAACCTTGAGGAACCATTCCCATAGAAACGATTGCGTTAACATCATTGTCAGCAGTTCCAACTCTACCTTGAGACTTCATCAATCTCTCAGCTGTAAATTGTAGCTCAGAAGGAATAATCATTTTTACTCCTCTTGCTGCAATTTTTAAACCTCTTTCATCAGTCATAGCCGCAATATCAATTAACGACTGCTCTAACGAAGTTTCGTTTAAGTCAGCTTGAGTTGTTAAAGTGTTTTGAACTGTACCTGAGATTGTTGGGTGAGCAGTGTTAAATAAAGAAACACCATCACCTGAATCAAAGTTATCAGTTGTAGGTAGACCCTGAATTAAAGGGTTTACTGCTTTAACTTGTTTTGTGTTCGCCATAGATCTAGCTAATGCTTTTGTATATCTACTAGCAAGTCTGTCATACAAGTTGTCCTCGATAGCTTCTTCAGTTATTGAGAAGGCAAGAGCCACAGTTTCGTGTGTGTATCTTGCAGTGTAAGTCTCTTGAGCATTGTCAAAAGAAACACCTGAACCTTCTGGTTTAACTTGAGCTTGAGCGAAACCTGATAACATAACTTCTTCTTCAAACGCTCTGTCTGAAGACTCAGTAGTGTATATCTCAGCATGCTGATTCTCATAACGTTTATATTCCAGACCGAATAAAGCATTCAAACCTGGCTCTAGTTCTTTGACTAGTTGTCCTCTACTTATCGCCATAATTATCCTCCTCTATTAGATTCCGGCTGTTTGTTTCAAGAAGTGTTCGTTAATCGTAACAACCCAGTTTACATTCGCAGAAGTTAGATCATTATTATCTGGATCTTTTGATAGACCAATTACTTTTAATTGACCATCAGAAGTCGCTAGATCTGAATCATCTAATTCAACTTTTGAAATGTAGTTAGGTGAGCTTCCTGCTGCATACACGATATCAGCTACATTACCAATATCAGTTTGTGCAGAAGCACCTGTGTTGTCTGATTGTACTTCAAACCTCTCATACGGATCATCAGAAATAAATCCAACAATGTCAGTTGCAGTGTTAGATGCTTCTAAGTGATTCGCAAATGTAGGTTTGCTTGTTGATGCATCAGTAAAAAACACCCCGTTTAAAGAACCTAACAACACATCTCCTGCCGCTGCTACACCAATAGTTCCAGTATTTAACATTTCTACTGGATCGTTTTGGTAAATTGCAGTAGCCGAAGCTGCTATGTCATATTCACTTAAACCTTGGTTGTCTCTATTCTGACCAACTTTTCCGATCGGTCTTAAACCGAACGCAGCGTCTTTATTTGCCATATTAGTTGTCCTCCTTAGACAGTTATTAGTTTAAGCGTACTCTGTTGGTTAAGAAATTCTTAAATTAGGATTTCTTAGTACCACCAAAGGATACACTAGTTTGTCTATCAATATTGATAGGCATACTTGGGTGCTGTTCCTTCATAAGATCGTTATCTACTGCCTCAACGTTTTCCTGAGCTTGTTTTTGATAATACTCAGACCGTTGTTGTGCAATCTCTTCCGGTACCCTTGCCAGCACAAGGCCACCAACTCCGATCACTCCCTTATATTTACCGTCTTCAACGATTGGATAATCTGAATCTGGATATTCATCAGATCTAACTAACTCATATCCTGATCTTATTCTTCCAGCGATATTCTTAGTATCTTGGAATCCTAAAGACTCAGCTCTTATCCACCTATGTTGAAAACCTGTAGGCGCAGGGGGTGCATCTAAAGATGATGGTGGAGTCCAAACTTTTTTCTTTGCCGTTTTTTCTCTAGTTTGACTCGCACGAGAGGTTCTTTTATCATTATTATTTTCCATATGCTTATACCTCCTTAGTGATATTTAATTGTTTCGCATATTCTTCTAGTGGCACACCTAATTTTTTAGCAATTGCTACTTGTGATGGTGTGAGCCTCACAGTTCTGCGACCAGTTTTTGTACTTCTTTTTGCAGATGCAACAGTTTGTACAGGCTTGGCCGTTTCCTTAGTTTCATTTGTAACAAATTTATGAGGAAATTCAAGTCTTATTCTTTTATCTATTTCTTCATAATATTCATCAGTTGATGGATCAAAACCTTCCTGTTCAGTCAATTTTTTATGTAAATCAAAAGCAGTATAAGTCATTGCCGTATCTTGACCAAACCATGTATTTTTAGATGCCCATGATTCAGCTTTAGGATCAGGAGTTCCTTGTGCTACTTCTTGCCTATTTAAATTGATTTCAGGAGTTTTAATTTGTTGTTCTCTCTGCTTTTCAAACTCTTCTTGTTGAGCTTTTGCTTCAACAAATTTAGCTTGTTTATAAGCATACTCTGAAATTAAAGATTGAGCCTCTACTTCAGCGTTAATATCACCTGCTTCTCTAGCTGCAGCTAATTTTGATTTTGCTGCTTCTAAACCAGATTTAATTCCTTCTTCAGTAGTTTTTAAAAAGCTTGGTTCCATTTTGGATAGCTTATTTTCTGCTTTTTCTTTTTCAGTTATAACTGACTTAGCATAAACTAAAGCTTCATCTTTTTGTCTCTCCGCTTCTCTCCATTTTTTGGTAAGCTTTGCTATTCTTTTTTGAACGCTCTCAGAATATTGAGCTAATTCATCTTCTTTTTTTTCTTCTTTTTTTTCTTCAACTTTAGTTTCTTCTTGTGGTTGTTCTTCAACAACTTCAGTTTTAGTTTCTTCTTGTTGAGCTGTTTCTATTTCTGGTGTTTCCGTTTCTTTAGAATCATTTTCTAATTCTATTTCAGCACCTGGACCAGATGTGTCAATGTCGACAGTTTTATTTTCTTCTTGTTGCATAGTCTCCTCCTAGTATTACTATGTTTAATATTGATGAAGTATATCTTCAGGGTTTTCGATGGTTGCTAAAACTTCATCGTCATTTAGCAATCTTACTTCCCCACCATCGATCTGGATTCTTGATCCAGCGTATCTTGCGAAAATTACCCAATCACCTTTTTTACACCAAGGTCCTTCAGGAAATTTTTCTTTGTCATAACAATGTGGACCCATGGCAAGAACCAAACCACAAGTAGAACCTACTTGTTGTCTCTCTAAAGTATCTTGTCCAAGATATAATCCACCTTTTGTTTTTTCTGGCATTTTAAATGGTAGTACAACCATTCTCCATCCAGTTGGTTTAGGTAATTTATTTGATTCTTTTGTTTTTAAACGTTCATAACCATCAACTTCTTTTTGATGATCTTCTGCGTATTTATCTAATAATGCTGATTTAACTTTTGGGGTTTCCGAAGTCGACGACGTTTTCTGATCTTTTAGTATCATTTTTTTCCTCCTTAGGATTTAGCAGGGATGATATTTCCTGTGATATTCTTAAATAGGCATGTGCCTGTCCCATCATATACTTATATTTTTCCATATTGTCAATACCGCCTGCAATCATGGAATCACCAATACTTTGATAAGACTCTTTTAAATGTTTTTGTAGTTTATGTATTATTATTGTTTCTTCAGGTAACATGTGGTTTTTTTCCTTTATTTATTCCTTCTTTAATAATGTAGTCTTGAGTGCCATTCGCACCTGTTTCTACTTCCTTTCTAAGATTCTTAAAAAGAATTTTTTCTTTGTTTTGTTTTTCTTTTTCTTTTGAAAAAGCTTCTAATTTTTTCGTGTCCCTCATAAAACATACTATCTATCTTTATACAAATATTGTCAAGACCAGCAAAAAATTTGTAAACTATCTTATCTAGCATTTCTTATAGCCTCTTTTCCTTTTTTAAATATTGAAGCAACTTTTGATTTACCCATGACTTTAGCACGTTGCTCTCCAACAGTTAAAATCTGTATTTTTCTCGCAAATGGTTTATTAATTTTTTTTACTTTTGCAACAGTTTTTCTTGCATCTGTAGGTGTAGCGAATTTTATACCAACTGTATCTTTTGGATTTTCATCTGTGTAAAGTCTTCTACCAGAACCTTTTGGTTTTTTACCTGTGCCTTTTTTAGGATCTGCCATTTAACATTTCCATCTTCTACGAGCTTGTCTTAGTCTAGAATTAGGATCTGCTGCTGCTTTCGGAAACTTTTTCATTTGTCCTGCACTACGTGCACAATATGACTTTCTACGATTTGCAGCTTTTGATCCTGGTTTTACTTTACCAGTCACAGCTGTTTTTAGTTTAGATCCAGGGTTTTCACGTCTGTATCTTGCAACGCCAGCCTTAGTCATACCTGCACCAGACTTCGTTGATCTAAAATATTTTTTAGTTTTAGGTGGTTGCTTATCTCTTCTTCGCATGTCTACCCATTTTCTTAATATGTTTTTTAACTATCTTAGCTTGTTTAGCATGTGTCTTAGATGCCTTCTCCAAACCTTTAGCTACTTTTTTTAATCCTTTTACCATTAAATCATTCCTTTATAATATTTACTGTAAGATGGATTATTTAATTTTACTCCACCATAATCTGAATTAATTGCTGGCCCCATGTATCCACCGCCCATTGCTTTTTTTCTTTTTGCAAATGTTGCAACGTTAGTTGGTTTTCCTCCAGGGTTACCTGCAGCTCTCTTTCGTCTGACAGCACTCGCCTTTTGCGACTTTGTCATCCGTGTGGCTTTTGCAAGTGGAACGCATTTTGGATATTTTCTCTTTGAGCCTTTTGATCTCCCGCATGGTTGATATTTTCCATTCTTCTTCGGAGCTCCAATGTCTACCCATTTCTCGGCTACCCATTTTCTTAATCCCCCTTCTGAAAAATAACTACGCACACGCTGCTCTTTTTCTTCTTGCTAAACCAGCAACCATATGACCACCACCGGCAGCTTTTTTTCTACTTCCTTTTTTACCACCTGGTGTAATTTTACCAGAGCAAACTCCAGAAGCGTACATGTTCGCGTACGCCGAAGGGTACACTTTGAATTTTCTTTTCGCAGCTGCTTTACCTTTAGCACAAAGTTTTGCCATTATTTTTTACCCTTCATAGCCATCATCATCATAGATGGTTTTTGTTTCATTGTTTTTTTCTTTTTATTTTTTCCAGCCAAAAGTTTTTTTAATTGTTCTAATTTTTTATTAGAACTACCACCTCCAAAAAAGTTTTTTCTAGTTTGTGAGTTATATCTTCTGTTGGACATTATTTTTTCTTCTTCTTCATTGGTTTTTTAATGACTCCTCTTGCCATTAAAATATCTTTTTTAGTTACCTTACCATCACCTGACATATCAGGAAATGATTTTTTCTTTTTAGGTTTTGAACCTTTTTTGTACATAGGTCTTTTCATCATTGTTCCAGGCATTATTTTTTTCCTCCGTTTTTAAATATTTGAGTTCCCTTTATACCATAAATACTCGCCACGACAAGAATCCATAAATTAGTGAACCAGCTCGGCAGCTGTTGGAACTGTTCAAAGAACAATTTTATCTTTTCTGCTGCACCAGGATCCTCACTGAAGACTCCCCACGCGATCACTAATATCGGAGCCGTTAACACGAGCAAAACGAACTCGTCTTTCCAGTCCGATTGTCTTGCCTCTAACAATTTACCTTGGTACTCACTCTCCCCACGGGCCATCTTAGAAGCATGCATGTGCTGTGCGTCTGCCATCGCCATCTTTGTCTCTTGTTTTTTCTTATAGATGTGCGTTGCTGCGTTTAAGCCTAATTTAAGAGCACTGAACCACATAATTAGTACGCTTTAGAACTTCTTTTCTTTTCTGCTAACACTGCGCCTTGACCTTTAACTTCCATTTCAGGTCCACCAGTGCCGATTAAGTTGTAAGACTTGTCAGCAGTAGTTTTTGATCTAGGATCAATCTCAGTTTGCTGCTCACCAACTTTTACTTCTTGTATGTTGTCTAGTTTTTCCATTTTATCTCCTTGGTTTAGATTTTCCAGCCTCTGATAAAGCAATTGCAATCGCTTGTTTACGACTTTTTACTTTTTTCTTCGACTTCCCTATAGGTAATTCACCTTTTTTGAATTCCCTCATAACCTTTTTAACCTTTTTTTCAGATTTTGTCATTTTTTTTCTCATTTTACTCTTCTCCACTTCTCATTATTTCAATATTTGGCACCATATCTTTAGCATTTGGTAAAGTTTTACTTAAAATAGTTTTTTGAATTGACGTATCAGCTCTTAAATTTGCTAATTCTTCGTTTTGTTCAAGTTTTTCATCTTGATTTGCCTGATTCATCATTGCTTTCATCTTATCTAAGTTAATTTTTTCATCAGATTCTTGTTTTTTACGCTGATTTTCCATTGCTCTAAGATCTAATTCTCTTGATCTTAATTTTGCAATAGGATCATTGTCAAATTGTGAAGTAATTTCTTTTTCTTCCTTCATAAATTCTTCCATCATCTCAGCAATCAATACTGCTTTTCTAGATTCTATTTTTTCTTGCAACATTTTTACTTGCATTTGCATCTGTTGAGCCATTTGTGGGTTCTGTTGCATAGCTTGTTGCATTTGTTGTAGTTGTATTAACTCGTTTCTAAACTCTATTTCAATTTGTTCTTGAGACATTAGACTAATATGTTCAAAAATATTTTTTTCTAACGACGCCATAACCATTGGATTGTTTCTTGCAATGTTAGTTGCCATGAAATTTAGGTGAGCTGTGATGTGTGCTCTATGATCTTGACCAGGAAACGCTTGAAAAGGTTTTCCAGCTAGTGCATCAATGTGTTCTAATGCAGGATCTTTTGGCATTGGTTGCATTGGTCTAATTAATACTTGATCAATATTTTTTACACCTAACGCTTCATACATATTTCTATATGCTTGATACATATTGTGCATTTGTGGATTAGAAGTTGCCAGTTGGAGTTCTGTTTGCGCAAGTGAAATACGCTGTGTTTGTGAGAAAATGTTAGGGTCAGCAACTGGCAGTATATCTACTCTATCATCAAAGTCTGTTTGTTTAATCATTCTTTGACCCCCAACTACATCATACGGATATTCCGGTGGTAGATATAACTTGAATACTCTTGCTAACAATTTAAATTCTTGTTTAAGAGCAGAGTAAATTCTTTTGTGAATTGCTGACATTGTTCTACTTCCTCTCTCTAAAAGAGCAACTGTAGTTCCAACTGCAGCTTGTTGATTACCATCACCAACTTGTAGATCTGCAATTGATGCAAATCTTTGACCTGCTTGAACAACAATACCCATCAAACTTAATAATGTTTGACTTGGTTCTTTAAACGGAAGCATCATAAATGAATCTCTTAAATTTCCTCCAGGTGCATCTACATCTCTAAACTCTCCTGGTTGAATTGATTGTGCGTCGTCTCTAATTCTAATACCACGCATTTTAAATCCTGCTGGTAAATTAGACAATGTACCTGCATCTAATAATTGTCTTAATGCAGTTGTAGCTGTTCTTGATAATCCACCGATCATGTGAATTAAACCAAAACCATAAAAACCTAAACCTGGTAAAAATTTAAAGTGTACAAAATAATTTACTTTGTTTTTCATTGCATCACCTATTTCATAATTTCTTCTAATAGATAAAATTTCTCTTGATCCTTCTTCAAAAGTTACAATGTATGGAACTTTAATTCCTGACGGCTCACCAGTCTGTGGATTAGTATCTTCAAAACCTTCAAGATCTAAATCAACATGACACTCTAATAATGTAAATACATCTTCGTTTGCACTCTTAGTTACTCCTTCAAGTTCTCTTTCTTTTTTCTCAACATCAGTTTCTTTATCTTGTGGTTTTCCAATATCAATGTCTCTATAAAAACCACCGACCTGTTGTTTTCTTAAATCGTTTTCCGAAACTTTTACACGATGAATAATTGCTTCCGCATCATCTAATGAGGTAGCTGTATACGGAACAATTAAATCATCTGCAGGAACAAATTTACTTACGGCTCTTTGTTCCATATCGTCATAGTAGACTTTTTTAAAAGCTGAACCTGCTAGTGGTAAGTTAAATAACATTTGATCAAAGTCAGGTTCATACTCTTTCATTTTTTCCATGAGTTCATAGTTCATGAAATCTTTTACTCTAGTTGCTTGTTGAGTTTTTTCTGGAGTAGGCACTCCTAAAATTTGAGTTCTTACAGGACCATCTGCAGGAAGTAGTTCTTTATAAGCAAGAGCTTGAAACTGTGTAACTGCTTCTGCTAATACTGGATGTGTTGCACCTGATGCACCACTAAATGGTTCTGTTCTATTATCATATTTAAAACCTAATAAATCTAAACCTTGAGTGTAAGTTCTTTCCCAATCTTTTCTACTCGATACATAATCTTGATATTTGGATGAAAGGTCTGATGCTAGTCTTCCTAAAACATCATCAGGTAAAAATTCTGCTAAGTTTGCATAATGCTCATCACCACCTTCAGGACTCGCTGCTGCAGGATCTAAATTAATATCTACTGATCCATCTTCGTTCTCTTGAACTTCAACATCGTCTGGTGATTCTTGAACTTCTTTAACTTCTTCTACAATCTCTTCTTGTATCTCTTCCTGTCCAGGAACATTAAACTCTTTTCTTGGTTCGTTTGGAAGTGCTTTGTCTATGTCTGCCATTATAATTTTTCTCCGTAAGTTTTACAGTTTTAACAGTATTATAGGAAATATTCAAGCCTTGACTCTGGGGCCCTGATTCTGGAGGCACTGTCGTCGTTAATCTTTTAACCATTCTCCAATTCTTTTACTGCTTTTCTCACTGCATCGCCGAAGGTTTCTCCATCATCCATTAACTCTTCAACTCTTTTTCTAAGAGCCAAAGTATCAGGATCCACGGAACTTCCGCCTTCATCATAATTTACTCTGCCACCTGTTGAAAATTTTTTAAAATATTTTTCTGCAAATGTATCAATGTCCATTCCAGTTCCTTCTTTACCACCAGCTTTAATATACATCTCAGTAACCATTGCATTGTATTTTGTGTCACCACCCTCTAGAAAACCAATTCGACCACCATCAGCTTTTAATTCTGGAAATGTTTCACCTGGGTTTTCTTTTATAAATTCTTTTAAATAATCTGCTCTTTCTTTTATGAAATCTATTGCTTCTTCAGTACTCATGACTCCAGCATCTTCTATCTTTGATATTCTATCTTTTAAAAGATTATTCATATCGTTTTTAGGAAAGCCACCAAGAAAACCTTTTATGAAAAGGTCAGCTTCCTTTTTAAATATATCTTCTGTGTAGGGTTTTTTTGGAGGTACATCAGACATTACAGGACTCCTGCAATGCCGCCTTTAGCTCTTTTTGCTTTTTCTTTTTTTCTGTTCTCAATTAATTTTTTAATTTTCTCAATATCTAAATCTAGTTTATCACCTTCTTTTTTAATTGGAATATCTTGATCATCATCCTGTTTCTTTTTCTTTTTGTAGTAGGTTAGATAATCTGCAACGTCTTCTACATCAGGATTCATAATTCGTTCTTCTCTCATATTTTCAATTTTTGTCATGACTGCTGGGTTACCCATTTTACCTGGATTGTAATCATCGCTTCCACCTGCATACTGCATTCGACCACCATACATGGCCTCTGTTCTACCTTTTGCATCGTCATAAGCTTGTCTTAACTGGTCCATTTCATCTGGTGTTAATAATTTTACAGGTTTACCAAACATACTCATAGACATAGAATTTAATTCTGGTGATTTATATCCTTCACCTAAAGCTATTTTTTTATTCATTGATCTCTTTTTAGATAAATACTTATCAATATATTCTTCTATAGAGATGTCTCTGATTAAACCTTGTTCTTTTAAATCGTTGTATTCTTTTATGACAGTTCCTAATTCTAATTCAAATTCTTCTTCTGGAGTTTCACTAGCCATTTTAATTGATGGCGCACCTTTTTTTAGAGAGTTGATACCACCCATATCTTCGTAGTCTTCTGGATCTCCCTCTAAAATGTCTTCTTCGATTTCACCGAGCTCGATTGCTCGCATCATATCTTTTAATCTTTGATCGTCTTCTTTAGCCATAATGGCTAATAATACACTTTTGGAGTCCGTTGTAAAGGCTCATCTTCATAATCTTCAGGGTGTTGAATTAATCCACCCTGTCTAAATCTCATGACTGCTTGAGTCATAGAGTCTACTAAATCATCATGATCTCCATATGGAAACGCTGCACATTCTTCAATAACTTCTTGTGCAAACTCCATTTCTTTAGGTGCATAAATTTTACCAGACTCAAATAATGGTGATACAGAATTAACACGTGTATGTTTATCGTTACCGCGACTTGGTGTAAAATTAATTACTGGAATACCTACTTTACGTAATTCATAAGTTAAAGGAAGTCCTGATGCTTTGCTTTCTACAATCACTGTTTCCGGTTTCCAGTATCCATATTGATCGAGTGCAATACGCCGTAGTTCAGGAAACTCGTATCTTCCTTTAATTGCATCAACTAATATTAATGCTTTTCCAGAATCTTCATTAGGTGTAAACACACCCCAGGTGGTAATAGCAGAATAGTCTGCAGATTCTTTTTTCATAAATGCTGTATCATAAGATTGAATGACATGTTCAAGAGGCGGGATATCTCCTTCCCAATCTTGCCACCATTCTCTTTTAATTAATGCTCCTTCTTCTCCTGTAGGATTCTGCATATATTGTGCATTCCATTTTGATAATGGAATAGAAGCTCTAACTCCTTCTAAGTCCTCCAGGGACCAGTATTCAGGCCACAGGGGTTTACCAGATGGTAGGATGGCAGGGAACTCTATCACTTCCCATTGATCTGCTTTTGCTTCTTTTTGTGCTTTGATTAATCTACCTGCAAGATCTTTTTCATTCCATCTTGTCATTACAATAATAATTGTTCCACCAGGTTGAAGACGTTGACGTGGACCAGATGTATACCACTCATAAGTTCTCTCAAGAGCTTGTGCATTCATTGCATCTTGTTCAGTATGTGGGTCATCAATAATCAAGAGATCGGCACCACGACCTGTAATTGCAGATCCAACACCAGCAGCATAATATTCACCACCTTGTTCTGTTTCCCATTTACCTGCAGCCTGACTATCTTCTTTTAATCTTGTTTTAAAAACTTGTTGATACTCTGGTGAGTCAATTAGTTGTTTTGCCTTACGACCAAATCGTACAGATAATTCAGTTGTGTTTGTAGATTGGATAATTTTTAATTTAGGATTTCTACCTACCATCCATGCAGGAAGTAAATAAGATGCAAACTCAGACTTAGTATGTCTAGGTGCCATATTGATAATAACACGTTTTGTTTTTCCATTTGCAATGTCATTAAATTTTTTAGCTACATCTTTATGGTGTCTACCTTCTACAAAATCTGGCCAAACATGTTTTACAAATGACATGAAGTCATTTTTAATTGTAGATTGTTTTTTCTTCTCCTGATACTTAGCCATATACAAAGCTAGTTCTCTTCTTATATCAGGTGGTAACTTTTCAAAATTTTTTAATTTCTCTATATCCATAAATGCATTCGAAAAAATTTTTCGCAAAATTTTTTCAGATATGTTTTCAAATAAAGCAAAAGTATTTTGGCCTTACTTATTTATAAAAGCTTATATAAATAACAATATATAGAGACTCCTTATATTTACAAGCAGATTAAATTTATAGAAAAGTTCAAATTATATAAATGGTTTGGTACCTCTATTGGCGAGCGCGCGAAGCGCGCGAGTCGAGACGCGAAGCGTCGAGCAGTGCGGCCGAAGGCCGCGCCCTGCGACATTTTGTCGCGCATTAACGTGACGCAGGCGATTTTGTCGCCTGCGTCATGGTTTATTAACTACTAGGAGGAGTAGTTCTATAGACAATCCATGCAATATCTTTTATCAAATGTGGATCGCCAATCTGGTCTTATGTATTTTCCACAACACCTGCAGTCGATAAAATAATCGCTTGGTTTTGAGTTATCTTTTTTCTTTCTTTTTGTCATAATCTAATATTAGCACAATGGCGCCGAAGGCGCCATTGTACATAGTGTCGCAGTTAGTCTAGTAATACCATATATGCTTCAGCATTATTTTGTCTGAACCAATCTAAATTTTTTCTGACTTTGTCCCAAAGTTTTGAATGTCCATCAATCCCAACTTTTTTATCTTCTAAAGTCGCTAGATATTCATAATAAAAAATAGCGTCATGTTTAGTAGCTTCTTCTCTAGTAAGCATAATAGACTCACCAGAAAATCTATTTTGTCGTTCATGTGTTTTTTGTTCTGTCATATTTCTCCTTTTTGTTAATAATCGTAGTATAGCACAATGGCGCCGAAGGCGCCATTGTCAATATTGTCGCAGGTTAATCAAAAAAATTACCCTTAACCCATGCGTGATGTTTTTTAATTGCAATATAATTTCCATTGTGAGCACAACTATAACAACCACCACTTCTCTCGTCCCATCTTCCATGACCTAAAGGCAATTTATCGTTTGCCTCTTCCATGTTTTTAAATTTGTATTTTGTACCTTCGTATATAAATGTTTTCATATTTCTCCTTTTTGTTAATAATCGTAGTATAGCACAATGGCGCCGAAGGCGCCATTGTCAATATTGTCGCACTATGAAGATAGTATTCCCAATGCAATTATAAAGAAAAATGAAACAGTAAAAAACATAATAGATAAAATTTTTAAATCATGTCTTAAATCTGAAATTTGATTTTGCTGTATATCAATAATCTTGTCAGTGTGATTACTAATCTTTTTAAAATCGTCAAAATTTTTAACCACTGCTTCATTGAACGATATTTGTTTTGTTTCAAAGTTACTCATTAATTTACTCCCTGTTTAATTGTTGATGAAGTGAAAACCCAATCTCTAGTTGCATTACGATATCCCTCTCTCTCCACGTCGTAGTAAGTAAATATCGCTTGACCAGATTTATCAGTCCATATTCTACATTCATCTGTCCAGATACCCTCTCTCCAGATAAATTCGTTATTGTATTTTTTTGCTCTGTATCCAATTTTAAATTTAGTTCCTACTTTCATATTTCTCCTTTTGTTAATAATCGCAGTATAGCACAATGGCGAGGGTATCGCCATTGTGCAAAGTGTCGCAGTTAGTCTTTTGTTGGACTTGGTAAAGCTGTCAATTCTTTATTCCAAGATGTTCCAATCTTCTTGCATACAGCGTCTAAAGAGATCGCCAACGCTTCAGGCGTTCCACTCTCTAAAACTGTATCCAATGCCTTTTGCTTCAGGTCTTTCAACTGTTTTAATTTAGCACCCTCTGGTCTTCTCTCTATTTCTTTTTGAGCAAGGTTAGAAGCCCAATCTCGCAGTTGCTCTTCACAATCGGACAAAGAAATTTCATCATTATCATAGTATCTATTACCATAATCTTTACGAAACTTCCTTTTGAGCTCATCTTCGTTTTCTGCTTTTTTCTGAAAAAATGTTTTAGCAGTTGCTCTTGCTTCATCTAACAGTTTTTCTGCTTCTCTAAATTTATTAATGATCTTATCTGCACCCATTTTTTTAGAGAGCTTTGCAACTGCCTTGTCAGTTGCTTCGGTTGTGTATTGTTTAACCAACAACTCTTGGTCGCTGATTAATGGATCAAACTGTCTTCGCACTTTGCTTTCAAAGTGTTCCAGTTGATATTTAGTCATTTTAGTCATTTATACTCCTTTGTTGATTGAACCCTAATTATACCAAATTAAAAAATTTTAGACCATTAGCAATAATGTCGCAGGTGTCTCGACAAATTGTCGCGCGACAATTTGTTAAATTGACAGATTTTTTTAGAATAATTCTAAACTATAGGTGCGACAATTATGACAATTTAATAAAAAATTTACCTGTGCTATAATTAGATTTTATTAACTTAAATAAGAAAGCGAGGAAAGATGCCTAGATACAAAGTACACTACACTGCAGACATTTGGGAAAGTGTAATAGTTGAAGCAGAGTCCAAAGAGAAGGCGAAAGAACTTTTTGAGGTACATGACGACAACTATTTTGAGGCTAGAGAAGATGAACCTGAACAACATGGTATGGAAAATATCAAAGTTGATGTCGTTGAGGAACTTAAATGACGGACTTCAATTTAAATTCATACAGCACCCAAAAGGTGCTGTGTGAAGAAGCCTCAAGCTTAGACGATAATATGTTTGATGCTTATTTTCCAAAAATAAAATTGTCGGAATTACTTTCCGAAATAGAAAGTATGGACTGCGACAATTTGGAGAATATCATAAAAAAAGATTTTATGATATAATTCCAAAATCACTCGGTTGGGTGTCACACCGGTAGCTGGTACCCGTCTTCACCCGACCGAGACTGATCCCTGGTCCATCGGCGATACCGAAGGCGAGATGGTTGGATGGTTAACCTTTAACCTGAAGCTATATAGGGAAGTTTAGATGGACCTGGGATCAGGGAGCTCGAGGCGCAAGCCTCGAGCGACAAGCGGCGAGCGAAGCGAGCCGCAAGCAACAAGCAACATGCGACAATGTGTACAATTTAAAAAAATTTTAAAAAGGTTTATAATAGATCAATTAACAAAAAGGAAAAAACCATGAATACAACTGAAGCTTTGAAGCTGGTAGGCGGCCTTGCTAAACCATCTAAGATGCCTGGATGGGCGTATGGTTTACCAGCTGCAGAATGTAAAACCGGCGGCAAATTAAAACACGTACCGGGATCAACTTGTGAAGGATGCTACGCGGATAAAGGCTGCTATATTTTTCCAGTGGTCCAGGCTGCACAATATAGAAGACTGGCGTCTATACGTAACCCGTATTGGGTCGAAGCAATGACAACTTTAATTAATTCTAAAAAATCAAAATGGTTTAGATGGCATGACTCAGGCGATGTTCAGGACGTTGAACACCTTCTAAAAATTTTTGAAGTATGTAAACAAACACCTGAGACCAAACACTGGTTACCAACTAGAGAAGCATGGACGCAAAAGTACCTGGACCAGGTACCAGGAAACTTAACATTAAGATTTTCTATGCCGATGGTTGACCAAGAAGCAGCCGGCAATTGGAAAAACACGTCAACCGTGGTGAGCGGTAAAGGCAGAACTTGCCCGGCCCCTGATCAAAATAATGAATGCGGTGATTGTAGAGCCTGCTGGGATCCTGAAGTAAAAAACGTTGCATATGGTAAACACTAGTATGTGGCATCACCCGAACTATTACAAAGAACTAGCTAAAAAAAGAAAAGAGCTCGAGCGCCAGCTCGAGCAGGAAGGAAGGAAGAATGAAGAAAGCGACAAGCGACAAGCATCAAGCGACAAGCGACAAGCGATTGAGCAAGAAGGCCATGAAGATTCATGATGCCTGGTGCATAGAGAATGGATACCTGGAGCCACAAGCGTCAAGCATCAAGCTCCAGGGATCCAGATACAATAGTTCAGACTATGCGACAAAATGTCGCGCGACAAAATGACGCAGGGACAATAAGCCACAAGCGTCAAGCGACAAGCATCAAGCTACAAGCACTTTAAAAAATTTTTAATGTCGGGAAATCCCTGGCGCTTTGGTTCAAGCTTCAGGCCTCTGGATGCAAGAACCCTTATTTCTTTTCCTTCATAAAGTTTTGGAACGTTAAGAGAGGCATCAAGAACCAGGATAAATGTGTTCAGTGGATGTTTCACATGAAACCCAATTTGATGTGGTGAAAATTTAATCTTGTTAGTTTTTGTAACTTTTAATTCTATTGTGAAAAAGTTGCAGTTATTATTATAGACCAATAGATCAGGAGTACCGGGAACGCTAAGATTCTCCAGTCTAATAAGCGAAAATTCTTTAAAATGTTTTTTAACTTGTGCATAAAATTTGGTCTCGGGTTTCATGTGAAATTCACACTAACAGTGATATTTTTTCAATATACCTATTAGGCTATTTGTCAACAAAAAACATAACCTGACTCAATCTATGTTTATCAACATATGTTAGGTCATTTACAGCACAACCATGTAATAATTTTTTAGCATTGAAAAGAACAGCTGTATTAAAAGGTGTTTTAATATGTCTTAATAGTTGGTAATTTTTTTTATCATGCCAAGGTTTTAAATGTTCATGGAAATTATTAAATTGTTTTTTAGTATAATTAGAATCAGCATATAAATTAAGACCATTTTTTTCATTATCATGGTTTAAATATATTAAAAGAGTATGGCCCTCATCATAGTGAGGCCACCAATAGTTATTTTTATAATCATTAAAATTATCTGGAATCCATCTTTGAAAATTAGTAAATATATTGTTCTCAGGGTGTCTTAATTTTTGTCCTGTTAATTTTTCAAAATATTTAACAATTTCATTTAATTTATAGAAATAACCAGTGTGTCTTAAATCATAAAAATATTTTCCGTTATAAGTTAAACTATCATTTTTATGATAACTAAGTTTACAATTTAAAATTTGTTCTAGTATTACGCTTGGATCTGTATAAAAATTATAATAAACTCTAACTACCTCTTTATTAACAATAAACTCTTCTTTATCATTTATGTTAAACACTAGCTTATTTAATAAACATTTGAATAGAAATTCTAGGTACAATTGGACTAATTATAGGGTTAACCTTATGCATGAAAGGAGCTTTTACAACCACTAAAGAATTACCAACGACAGGAAAAAAACCAAAATTATTTTCATCATGAAACATAAATTCACCACCCCATTGATCATTCCATTTATGATTAATATAATAAGTTGCTCCGTATTTCCAACGTCCATCATTATGCCAATTTATCCCTGCTCCTTTTTTCCAAAAATAAATCATGGAACTAAAATTATTTATAGGCTTTTTAATTTTAAAATAAGGATTGTGTTGAATTAAAATTTTTAATTTTTCAAAAGGTGGGTAATTATGAATATTTGTTACGTCAGGTGGGTTTATATTTTTAATAAGTATTTTTTGCCAAGTGTCTTTAGCAGAGTTTAATTTAAGTAATTTTCTATCTTTTATAATTGAATTATGTATATCTTTATAAAAGGTATAATCTAAAAAATTATGAATATACCATAATTTATTGGGTATCGAGTATGCTAATTTCATTAGCCTATTTTATTTATGACTTTACCCATATTCCATGTTTCAGCTTTAACAGTAAATACTAGTCGATGTGTTTCTCTCACTCCAATTAATTTATTTTCCATTAATTGTAATGAAGTAATATCGTAATATTTTCCATCAGGCAAACACACTTGAATTCTTGCTTCACCAGCATGCAAGTTGCCTTTCATCATTTTATCTAAAACTTGTCTTAATAATTTTCCGTTCATAATTTCTTTAAACAATGGAGCGCTCAGTATCCACTAAGTTAGGATTAGTTTCGTAAGCCAACGCCCCACTGCCCAATCAACAAAAACAATGGAGGCTAGGGTGAACCAGAATACAATTGTTTGTTTTCTATCCCTAGCATACACTAGTTGTCAGGATATTGTTTCGACCTGACAACACTTGTAATTTAGTATTGTTATGGTAAAAGTCAATAGAACTTATTGCGGCAAAATGACAAAAGAAAAAGGTAGACAATGGGACGGAAAGTCTAGGATTTCTAACGATACATATCGTAAACGTTGGGACGAAATATTTAAAAAAGAAAAATCTGTATCTGAATTATTACAGGAAGGATTTGAAGAGGAGCAAAATGGGAGTACCGAAGAGACTAACCAATCAACAGATTAAATTTGCAAATTTATTAGTAGCTGAACAAGGAAGAAAAACAGCTACACAATGTGCAATAGAAGCAGGTTATGCAAAAGATTCAGCTAGACAAGCAGCCAGTGTGTTACAGAATCCAAAAAAATATCCATTAGTAGTACAATACATTGGTGAATTAAGAGAAGAATGGCAAAAACAATATGAAGTTACTTTTGGTAATCACATTGCAGAATTAGCTAAATTAAGAAATGAAGCTAGAGATAAAAAAGCATGGTCAGCTGCAGTTAATGCTGAAGTTGCGAGAGGAAAGGCGGCTGGTCTATATATAGAACAAAAGATAATCCGTACTGGTAAGCTAGAAGACCTATCGACAGAAGAACTAGAGTCACGGATGAAACAAATAATTGACGATTACTCACCAATCCTAGATGGTGTAGCAATTGAAGAGATAAAAGAGAAAGTAAAAGAAGAACCGAAACAATATACAGATAAAAATCTAAAAGAAACAAATTCATCAAACGAAGACCTTCTCTAATTTTTTAATACATCCAATTGGAAATACATTTCTTCCACTAAAAACTTCATCTTCTGTATCATATGTAGAAAATGTTTTGAGCATTTTTTTATCTTTAGAATATAAAAATCCATACGTAATTAAAGTTGAATAATTCATTTTATCAAATTGTTCAATGTGAGCATGGTCTTCTTCACCTGTAATATCAATCCAAGTCACCTTATATAGATAATATTTTTTCTTCTTAATTTGACAGACGATTGGTTTTTTCATTTTCTTCTATAGTATATTTTTTTACTGTTTTATCTTTTTTTAAAAAAATCTAAACACTAAACGCTGAGTAGGGCCTTATGTCTGGAACATTTTGGAACAGAAATAAGCATTGATTTTATTATGTTATTAAAAAGCCATATGTAAAAAAGTGTTGGTATTGCTATGTTCTGGCGTATTAAGACGTTTTAGAACAAAAAACATCAATTTTATTCTTTAATTTCAATAGTTTAAGAAATGTTTACCTAAATGTTCCAATGTTCCAGTATTTTTTTTTTTTTAAAAAATAAAAAAATAAAACAGTAAAATTATATATTATGGAACAATCCCCGAATCCTGATGCCTGAACCATGATGCCTTTATTTAGCCTCATTTTTGCCTAATTCAGCATAGTATTGGTCCACACGTCTAAGCCAATCCCACATATATTTTTGAAACTCGGTTCCAGATACAGTAAATTTTTGAAACACATTGTCTTTAGTACACATTAATACAACTCCAGAGTTAATACCTGTACCATAAACTTGGTTGTGAGCTGTTGCATACGCTGCTAATTGTAAGAAATAATCAGTAATCCATTCTTTCTTTTTTCTGGTATTAGACTGTTTAAAGTCCAATATAGCCTGTTTTCCTTCATAAATACCCGCTAAATCGCAGGCTCCTGCATATAAACCAGGATAGTATAAAGTGATCTCAGTACCCCATATTTCGTTCATACAGCCACGTAGACCTTCATCATAGATAGTTTGAGCCATTACCCCTGCCTGCTGTCCCAAATCGCTTAAATCAGCATGTCTTTGGTCCAGTAAATAGGATTCTAGGATGTGGTGCATGATTGATCCTCTATTTGCAGCAGTGTTTTTAATGTTCTCTGCGGCCTGATCCCCGACACGTTGTTTCCATCGCTCAAGGCTCTGTCTCTTCTCTTCAGTTTGTGTGGCTTGAAGAATAGTCGTCACTGATGGTAGTTTCTCTTCTCCTACATCATAGTGTCTTTTATTATTAATTAAACTCCGGATACTCTCAGGGTAAGTAAATTGTTTATTCCATTTAATCATTATTTAGTTTCTTCCTTTTTATTATATTTATTTTCCATTTATTTAGTAAAGATTCCATTTTTTTAACAGTTTTATTACCTTCCTTATAAGTATCATAATCTCTATCAATCGCTTCTTCAGTCATATCAAAATCATCTTCCCATTCTTTCTTAATACGTTTGAATGTCCAATACGATTCTATCAATATTTTTTTATGAAAAGGACGTTCTAAAAAATATCCTACAGGTCTAATAAAAAACATTTTAATATGTGCAAGAACATGAATCCACCAAGGTAAACGTTTTATTTTAAATAGTTCTTCTAATCTTGTCTTCGCACTTTGATAGTTTCTTGTTACATTATTTAATTCTTGTCTATGTTCTTCAATCCAAAACTCCGCTCTTCTTGCTCGCACAAGACATTTTGTTTTTATTTTTTTAACTTCTTCTAATTTCTTTAAAGCTTTTTTATAGTCTTTGTCTTCGTTTTCCATGTTATTGTCCTTGGTTAATGTAATATAAAATTTTATTTTTTTTTCTATCTAAAGTCATTACGTTATTTACAGCTAACATTTTATGTAATTCATCTACATTTGGAAGATACATTTTATATTTTGCTTTAAGACCTTTTTTAGTTTTATAAATTCTAACTTCTGCAATATTTATACAACTATTAAACTGTTTATCTATTAAGTATTTAATTAAAGATAAATATTCTGCGTTAGAGGAATCTATACATATACGTAAATAATCTTTTGTTCTTTTTCTTTTTTCAATTACTACATTACCATCACCTTCAAGAGCAGTTGCAACATAACTTACTACTTCTTCTTTAGTCCAATCATCTAATTTTTTAGATTCTGGTTGATAACCAAGTATTTTGCATGCACGTAATTTTTTTTCTTCATTTAACATATAGGGATAAATTTTTTTAATAAAAAATATAGATTTTTGTCCACTTATTGTAGTAATAAATTCTTTTGCAATGTATTTATTTCGATAAGGTTCTGGAGTAGTTGTTTCATGTTCTGCATAATAAAGAGGAGATTCCATGAAGTTACTTAACAATTCAACAGGTTGTTTATCACTTAAAGACAATGTAATTTTTCTAGTCTTTTTTGGTATATAACCATCTGTGTCAAACCAACCTGCCCATTTACACCAATCTAAATTATTGCACTGTAAATCTTTTAACACTAAAAAATTTTTTAAATCTTCTTTTGTTTTTTTATCGTATTTTTTTAAAATCATTTTATTTTTCTTTTTTTAATTCTATAACTTCAAATTTATCATTTCTCCAAACAATAGCTCTATTAGTATTTTTAATAATACCATACTGCCATGCCATTGCTTCAATAGTTCTACCACGTTTCATCTCACGTTTTGGTCTGAGTCCAGACCAAACAAAGTTTTTACCAAAACTTTTTATTTTTTCTGATGCATGTTTGTTTAAACTAATTTGTTTGTATCTTTCTGCGTACATTTTTCTAAAAGGATCAGCCATTATTTTTTCTCCATTAAACATTTGTTTTTACCAGACTCTATTACTTTAAAATCATAGTATTCTAATAACCTAGCAATCACAGCCATGTCGTAGGTTTTATAATCATCAAATACAATACGTGTGTTTGGTGCACTGTGATTAGCAAACCAAACTGCTTCAGTTGAAACAGCTTTAGTAGTGTGCGGTCCATCTAAATATACAAAAGCAAATTTAGAATCTTTATGTTTTGATATGTTCATAAAATCTTCGTCAGTCATGTTACACAAAGTAAATTTACCTTGCTTTCGATATGGCATCATATCGTAGAGTAATGTATCTCGCATTGAATCTGGATATGTAGGAGCAACCCCTGGCTCATACCCTATCCACTGATGATTAGCTTGATCATCACAATGTTGATAAACTAAGTCCCCGTAAGGATCGACACCCACATGAATATAGTTATTGCGAACACCATCCATAATAATTTTGCTTCCCAATCCTTCTCGAACACCGATCTCACAAGTTTTATAACCTTGGCAATCAAAATCTTTAGACCACTTTTCCAACAAATCATATTCAGTACTATCCCCTCTGATCATTTTTTTCTTTCTCTCTTAATTTAGATTGCAAAAAATTTTTCTGTTTAATCAACATATCAATTTCATCATTTTGTTTTTTTATGATTCCATTTAATTCTTTAACTAAAACAGATTCTAATGTTAGTCTTTGAGTTTCTATTGATTTACTTCTTTGTTCATCAATCATGATTTCTCCTTCACTGTTGCACTGAGTACATTGTTGTACTGTATCTATTGGCTGGTCGATTGATTTCTTTACTTTTATAAAGCCATTTCCCTGGCATCTTGGACATATTTGTTTTGGCATATTTCTTTTTTATCCTTTCTATTGCTTCATACACTCTTTTTCTTACTATACTTGGTTCTAGTTGTGCCCATTCACAAACCAAATTAAAATCTTCATGATGAAACCAAAGTTCCTCTAAAGATACTTTCTTATTATCAAATTTAATTTGAAGTTCTCTTTTTTTCAAAAGATCTTCGATACCTACAATCAAAACATTTCTCCATAAATCTCTGTATGGATCTTTTTGTTCATGTAGTTGAATTGTTTTACTTATTATGTACTGAGAGTTTCCCATTTAATTTTCTCGCTTTCTCATTTATTAATATATCTAAAGCCTTGGCTCTTGAAACCGAAACCTCAGGTACGATTACTTTTCTTATCTTATCAAGTTTATCACAACTGGTATGTGATAAAGCGACAGATTTATATTTACTTACGTCCGTCATTACTATATCCTTTCAAAAAATTATTTTTAGTAACAAATATAGGATAATTATAAACTATTTCAACCCATAAATCAATGAAATTTTTTCTTACAATATACATATGCTCAGTTGTCGCAAATCAGTGTGGAGAAGTAGACCAAAATAAATATGCATATAAGCAGGTTTATGATACTCACTCTAGTTGTATAAAGAACGGATTAGGTGAGTCGTTTGAAGTATTATTTAATGGTGAATTATTTAAAGAAGATGAAATTAATCAGTATAAATTTTACCCAAAGTATACATGTGTTCCTTTTCAACAGGAACCGGAACTCGAGTCCTAATTAATTTAAACCACTGATCCCCGATGCTTGGATCCTTAGTCTTGTTCCACTGACGCGCTAATTCATCAGCTTCTCTAGTCAGTTTATTCATTAGCATGTTTGTATTCATCTTACTCCTTTATTAGTTTTACTATTTTTATATTTCCAGCTACCGTTGTGTTGTCTGAATTTGGTCTAACCCAATGCTCTATATACGAAGGAAAAACTATTATATCTCCTTGTTTTAAATTAGGTTCGTAATTTGTAAAAAAACATTTAGTATTTGAACTTTCTAGTAATTTTTTAACAGGTGAATTAAAAACTGTGTGTGATCTATCTACTTTGTAGTATATTATAAATGAAAAATCACTTGGATGAACATGTGATCCTTGATAATCTTTTTCATAGTATTTGTTAATCCAAATGTTGGGTACATTAAATGAAAAATTTTTACAATAAGGTTTAAGTAAATAGCTTAACATTTTTGTTAATTCTAAATTTAAATAATTCATTGAATCTTTATCAAATAAAGTTTCACCCTCTAATGTTGTTTCCACGTTTGATTCAAATGTTTTTTGAAAATTTTTACCAATTACTTTTAATTTAGATAAATCTAAATTTTGTATTGCTACAAGGTTTGGAAATAAATTATCAATTTTCACTATTGTGGACGACCTTGACGGTTGTAAGGTTTGTGATCTCTTTTTTCTGATTTTGATAAATTTTTCTTGTGACGTCTTGGACGCTTACGAGGTTTTGGTCTTGGTACGAAGTGCGTAAATTTTTGTCTAGCCATAATTATAAAATATATTTATTGTGTTTCTAAAAGAACTTTCTCCTAAAGCTTGTAAATCAGAATGTACTGTACTTCTTCCATTAAAAAATAACGCTCTATTTACTATAAATCCTACGTAAGTATTTAAGTTATTATTATAATAAAATCCAGTGCCATTGTAAATCAATTCCTTACCTTTTAAATATAATATAAAATTATAATCACATGCATCTGTATGAGACATAACTTTTTTAAAGTTATGTCTTAAATGAAATGAACTTACTTCTGGTTTTAAATTTACTTGAGGAAAAAATTGTTTTTTTATTTTTTTATATAACCATTCGTTTTCTTTATCTTTTTTAAAATGATGTCTAAAACCAAAATTACCCTCTTTATTACTCATCAATGAATAATCAATATTATCAATGTTCTTTAATAATATATTTAATTCTTCTTTATTTAAAAAATTATCTTTCATTTGCAAGGTAGGCAAGGTCATTTTTATGTTACGATATAATTAATTGATATTCTCCAATAAGGTATTTTTTTATTAGGTCCTACTCCGTTGTGAATTTTGTTACTATCAAATATCATAAACTTACCTGGTTCAAAATTAATTTTGTTTTCTTCTAGTTGTAAAGATCCTCCCCAATCTTCAGCCCAAACAGGAGTTAGAAAACCTAAAATACTTATAGGTGAATTATTGTCGTGAGCGTCTCTATGAAATTCAGGAATAGATGTTTCATTTTTAGCACCTAGATCTATTCTCATGATATTACTAGGTAGTTCATAATTATATTTTTCAAAAAATTTTATTTTTATTCTTTCAAAAAGAGATGTAAAATATCCATTCCAATAATGATTGTATACTTCTGTATAATTACCCCTGACAGAAAATCCAGGAAAAGTTCCAATTTCATTACCTACAGAATGCCGTGCTAAGTTCCAAGTATTAGAAGATATTAATCCTCTATATAAATTAAATAATTCTTTTTTTAATAAAACATTTTCTACGTATTTCATTTCTATTCATCCTTTTTAATCTCTAAAATGATTCTTTATAAAATTTCTATCTGCATCAGATAATTGCATGTATCTTATTCTACCATTTACATGTTGTTTTGTATCATGTCCACAATTAGTGCATCTGTAATACTCTTGAACGATTGCAACTAAGATTGCTTCTTCCTCACATTCTTCACAATGTCCATGTACGGTGTCTATCTTGTTAAATAATTTTACTGCCTTTCTATCTATTGTCATACAAGATCTTTAGCTTTTCCTATTACTGGTTTATATTTAGTTTTACCTTCTGATTTATATGCATGTAAAAATTGTTTTCTTGGTTGATCAGGTGTATAGCTACAATGTATCCACCCACTGTTTGGTTCTCCTGGTGTATAAAATTCTAATATTAATTGATCAAATTCTAGGTTTGCATAAATCCAATCAGCTAATTCAGCATTGTCTGTACCCATCACTTCGAAGTCTGCGGCCTCAGCCTTGGCATGCTGTGAATTTATAGAGCTACCTATCTTAATACAAAGTTGTTCACTACGAAATCCGCTAGTCACTTTTACTCTGCCGAAGTGGTCACGTACCGGTTGCAGTATGTTCTCACATAATGCTTTTAGTTTCTCTATCTGACCAGAATTTGGATTGTTATTGATATCCAACCTGACAGCAGTGTCTGATTTAATTAATTCTTGAAGTGTAAAGTTACGTGATAGATTCATTTTTGTTTCTCTTTCTATTATATCGTTTTTTGTTTTTAATTACAAGTTGCCTGAACCTTGGTGTACGTAGCATTTTTGCCATTTTATTTTTTTTCTTACTCAAGGATCAAAGCTTTAATATATTTTCTACCTTGGTATATCTCTATTTGAGCCTTACCTTTATAGCATTTGTAAGATACAGATTCTGAATACTGTCTCTCCGCGTGGCGCTTGCCTCGGAGGCAATGAGCCATATTTTTTTGCACCAAGTGTTCCTTGATCTCTCCGTTTACAAACATCAAAAGGGCCACTATAGACTCTATCATTGTGAATAACTCCCATTACCATTTGTATATTTCATTTCTCGATTTGCATCTTTTAATTTTTCGATATCAGTTAAAGCCTTTTTAAGTTGGCCTTCAATAAATTCAATTTTAATTTTATTACTCATGTTCATCTCTTGATTTTTTTGTAATTGTTCCACTTGTTTATATAGATCTTCGATAAGCATAAACTGCTCAGAGTCAGCGGGCAATGAACCTAGTTGTCCACGTGGCCATTTGATCCTAAAGTCTGTATTCTCTGTTAAATCTTTTTCCATTAATTGTATTCGAGTGTCAGCTATATTTAATCTTTCTACAATTTGAAAATAACCCATCGTGCCAAGTGCCACGATAATTATCAAAGAGGCAACTGTCTTCATAGGCATTTGCACAGCTGCCTCCTCAGAAATATTTAATGGTTTATTGGACATTCGGACCTCCAAATAAAGCCAATGCCACTAATAATATAATTAATAGTGCTGTGAATTTATAGTCCATCTCAACCATGTTATGTAATTATTTGTAGATTATTACTGCAACTAAAGCAATAAACACAAGAGTTTCAGTCTTGTGGTCAGTCCAGTAGTGCATAACCTTATTTGCTATTTTTTTAATCATATTGTCCTCCTCTTTATGTTCACAAATCCTGCAACCACAACCCCCGTCTGTAGGAAGTGCGTTACAACTATCGCCACAATGGCAATCATGATCACAAGTTATACAAATCATTTTTTATCCTCAATATTATAAAACATTTTATCAGAATCTTCAGTTACCCAATCGTCTCCCTCTACATCCCAGTATGTTGTTTGCACCTTATAGTCCGGCCAATCATTTTCTGTTGTGTAGCTATTAACATGCCAAATGATTCTGTTATTTGGCTGGGCTGCATAATTACCATTTTTCAATGCCATTATGTGAGCACACTTATGCTCTTGCGGTATCTCAGAATGTTCCGTGTTTAGTATATTAGTCTCTGGATGTGCCCAGTCAAGTGTAAAAAGATACTCACCATGATAAAATTTTTTATCTTTTCCAATAAATTTACCGTTTATACCAGCCAACCAATCAAAACAATGAACACTAGGATAATAACTAAAACAGTTCCACAGTTGGAGTTGATCCACTCGCATATCTGGCACTTGATGTCTTTCGAATTCTTTTTGAAAAAACGCACTAATAGGTAGTCTGTAAAAGACTGCACCATTCGGAAGCATGCAGTGAAACAATATTGCACGCCCTGAAATAGAAGCAAGACCAAAGACAACACAGTCAACA